ACTATGTCTAAGCATTCCTATAAAGTCAGTTACTATTTGTAAAGTTTCATTAAATACATCTTGCTCATTGCTTAATGTCTTTACAAGTTTAGGAAAGTTTGCTGATGTATTATTTAAAGTCCAATTATCCTTTTCTGTTACCATATCCATAATGAAGATTTGAAAGTTGTATGTAAGCTGACTTTCACCAGTTACAACTGTAGTAGGGTTTATATGCATCAATGGAAACTTAGTATTCTTTTCTAAGTCTACCTGCCAAATGTCGCCTACTGAAGTTGTTTCAATTTGTTCGTGATATTCACCCAGTCGTAATAGAGTATTGACGACATTATTATAAGTTTTATTTTTAACCATTTCTTTTTACTTTATTTTGTGAATTCAAATCTGTTTCATAACTTAACCAAGTCAAACACTCTAAAAGACTTAAGTTTGTAATACTTTCCAATTTACTAATATCCTCTCCACATAACCTGTGCATAACTCCGAACCATCCCCACTTATTTGAAAAATCTTCTGAAGCTATTGCAGTTTCATTTCCTTCAGCTTCTGAATCGAATATAATTGCAAAATCTCGGACAACACCTTCCCTAAATTGTAGAAAAAAAAAAGGGCAGACTGTACTTGTTCAGCTGACATCTGTTTCATTTCTTCAGTTCGCATCCGAATATCTCCATCATAAGCGTCTATAATATAAATATCATTTTTCTTTTCTTTTATTGGTCTATATAGTACAGCCATTAACTCAGGTAAGTTCTTATCTATTCCGTTCTTTATATATGTTTCAATATCGGCATACTCACCGAGAGAAATTGAGTCTAAATCAGGATGGAATCCGTATTCAACATCATTGATTTCTATTATTCTTTTAAGATTAGTATCTTGCTTTCCTTGTAGCTCACCTACCTTACTCATTATAACTGCAACATCAGACAAAGCTAGTTCCTTAACTAACTGCTTAGGAATGTCTGAAAGTGCTGCTATTGTTTCAGTAGCTTCTTCAGTCTTAGTGCCTTCAGCAAAGTCAATAAGTTTAAGCCACGTTTCTAATTTAACATCCTTCCAACTATTGATAAGATTAAAAGATTCTGTTTTTCCTTGTTTTTTAATTTTGACTTTCATACACTATATAATAGAAATTTGTTGTTTTTAGTTTACTCATTAATTATTGAACGAAATACTTTCCAAAGTTACTATCTATCTCATAAAACATTCTCATAGCTAAAGCATCAGCATAATCAGGAGAACGTCCTAGTATAGCTTTAACAGTATCTTTAGGAATTATCTGTAGTTTGTTATCTTTATCTGCGTCCTTAGTTCTGACTTGTTCTAGCTCCTCAGTTATGTAATTCTTAACATTTACATCTGAACAACTTACTCCAATTTGTCCTTTGTTTATTTGGTCTGCTAATTTGTAATAGCATTGAGTTTTTAGGTTCTGATAGTTCTCACCTTTTATAGGTCTAGCATTATTTGTAAATCCTTGACATCTTAAGTAATCTTTAACACCACCACCAACACCATCTTCATCTACTATAATATTTCTAAGATTAACTCCATTTTCTTGTTGTAGTTTCTTAATCTCGTCCACAACCTCATTTACAGCCGATTTAAGGATAGTTCTTATATATCTAATGTGTAACCCTTGCCAAAGCATTATAACTGTCTTATCGCTTCCAAATCGTGCTACATCACAAGTTATGTATTTATCACCTTCTATTCCTTTTTGACTAAACATACTCATTATAGAATTGTAGTCAATAAGACTATCAGCTGTTGCGTCATACTCCCAATTTCCAAATAGAAGTCTTTGCTTACTTAATTCATCTAATTGAGATAGCTGTGTTTCATAGTGCTTAGAAATGTAGTTATTATCTATTACTAAAGATTGTATAAACTTTCTGTAGTGTTTTATTGTATTGTCTTGTGCAGGTCTGTAATACTCTGAGTAAACCCAATTCTTTGCAGGGTTGCAAGTCATAAGCATCTTAGGTATTAAGCCATTCTCGTCAAGCTTGTATCTTAGCCTTGAAGCTACTACGTTCTTAGCCTTCTCAGTTATTTGATTAGCTTCGTCAATAAAAGCTCCTGTTATTTCAAGTGAACCTAAACTATCAAAGTTTCTATCTGAAGGATATAAGAACAAGTCTTTTAGTATTATCTCAGAACCATTGTAAAAGGTTATCACATTACTTGAGCCGTTAAATGTGTAGTCTTTAATAGCTTTAAGATTCCAAGCAGTACAAACTTCAAAAAATGTATTTAGTGTAGTCTTTTTTAAAGCATCTAGCTTTGACCTTCCCATCAAGTATCTTGTCTTTGGATATTGAAGGCACATAGTAATTAAGTAACTACAACCAACCCAAGACTTACCACCACCTGCTGCACCTCCAAATAAAACCTCTTTAGTCTTATCGTCAAATAGATACTTTAAGCACTCCTTTTGTTTAGGCGTAAATTGTGGATTGATTTCTAATAGGTCAGGTTTAATCACCAAGATTAATATTTATTTTGATACGTTCATCACCTGAAGTTAAATCTATTTCTTGCTTCTCATTATACCCTCGCTTACGTCCTCTGGTTCTTAAGAAGAAAGTAGTAGCTGTTGTGTTACCTTCCTTTATTTGTTTCTTAAGACTTGTTTCAGCAAAGTCAATAAATTTACTATCAATGTCATCTACTGCTTTCTTATATTCTGCATCACTCTGCATCCACGCATAGTGTCGGCTTCTTGTTATCTCTGCTTTCTCACAAGCTTCAGTTACAATTCCTAAAGATACTTCTAGTGCAGCTAATAGTTTCTTTTTACCTTCCTGTGTCCTCTTTTGTTCTGTTTCCATATCATATAATAGAAATTACTCGTATTCATTTGGTAGCATAAGTCTTATGCCTAAGTCAGTTATAGCCCATACTCTTATTTGTTCTGTATATACTTCAAAGGCTTTTGTGTTAAGTGCTTTAGTACTTCCTATTTTATTTAGTGCTATTTGGTTATCGTTAATACTTATCATTTCATATTCTGATAAGAACTTAGCTCGTAATACATCGTGCATCTCATCAGGGAAATATCCTAGTTCTTCTGCTAGTCCTTGTACGATACATTTCCAATAGTAACTATTCTGCATATTGCTTCTTGTGTTTCTTTGTTTCTTTACGCTGACTATGTAATCGTTTTCTAACTCCTTAAGGTAACTGAAAAGGCTTTGCTTATCTCTACTGTCCTTTATCACGAACTTCATTAGTCAAAGGATTCATTGATTCCCCTTTCACCTACTAGCTTTTCTTTTGCTCCTGCCCATAAGTTATCCCTTCGCTTACTTAAGCTAGGTTCTGTTCTTTGTAAAGTTGGTATTCCTTCTGTTGGTTCGCTATCCATATAAAGACCACATTCACCACACTCAGCTTCTTTTGCTACCCACTTACCATCTCTGTAGACTATTGTAGCTTTAGATAGTTCTTTAGTATTTCCACATTCGCAAGTGTATAGTGTCATCTCTTTAGTTTGTCTAATTCAAACTCTAAGTGATTAATTGCTTTCTGTATGCACTCAATCGGTGATTTGTGCTTACGATTTGCTCTCATCAAATATGTGCAGGCAGTTCCAACATTATAGGATAAATCAAAGTCTTCAATTACTTTACGTGCTTCTATCTTATACCGACTTCCTATGTAGTAGTCAGGGATTCTATTGTCTTTCATTTAGCCTATCGTTTTCAAGTCCTCCAGTTCGTGTTTCTACTTTGTCCATTTTCCAAAGTAATCTTTCTTTAGATTTTCTTTTTATTCTTCCTTCTATTATAGTCATAAGAATAACTACAAAGAAAAATATTGCAACTATAATTCCGAGTAATGTAAATATCATCATTTTGTTAAGATTTTTAATAATTGACTTGAAGTGTAAATCCTATCCTCGCCATCATAGTTTTCATATATCATTGTAAAGTTATCATCTTTCCAAGTCCAAAGGCTTCTTACATTCTTCTTGATATTGTCTTTCAATATCCATTTAATTGTTTTGTATGTTCGTTCTAAGGCCATATTACTATTATTTTCATTATTACTATTTTAGTTAATTGTATTGGGGAGGTAACCACACCCCCCCTCTACTACACAGGTCTGAAAAATTAAAAGCTTTTAGGTCTTACCCTTTATTGATTAATTATTTCCTGAGTATTCTTTATATATCTTTT